ATAAATTCAAATAAAAGATATTTTAGATATAATTGGTATTGGATTAAAAGCAATCCTACCGGTTTTTGTTTTGCTAAATTTCAACCGATGCGATGCGTAGAGGATGTTTGTGTTTTTTATGATAGGGCACCAGTATTTAATCAACTGTATCTAAAAAAAGGCGTTGATAAAAAAAGAGAAAGAAAAGAAACTGCTGATTCAGTTTATAAATCCAAAACATTAAAACTTAGGTACCGACAAGAAAGCAGTGGGTGCCTTGACAATGTTTTATTATTTGATGGTGATTTATTAGGCGGCGTTGAAAGATTACATCCTACTCAAAAACCTTTAAGCATTTTAGAATTTTTAATCAGAGTTTACACAAATATTGGGGGATGTGTTTTAGATAATACAATGGGAAGCGGCTCTACCGGTGTTGCCGCCATCAATACAGGGCGGAGTTTTATCGGTATTGAAAAAGAAAAAAAAATTTTTGATATTGCAGAAAAAAGAATTAAAGACGCGCAAGCATTAGCCGCGTCAACTCTTTTTGATATTGCGGTTTTGGAGGGAACTATGCCTGCCCCCCCCCGTCAAGATAAACAGGATGATTTATTCAAATGATTTTAGATCAAATAAACTTTTTAATTCAGCAGTTTCAAAAAATACCCGTAACGCAAGAATACGAACTCCCTTCCGATTTTGCGGAGCGAGTCCGCCGCTTGCCAAAAGAATTAAGCCCGTTCCCTGGCGCGTTTAGATTTTCACGGTTCCCGTATATGCGGGAAATTGTTGACTGCTTTCATCCAAAAAATCCGGTTAGGGAAGTTGTTGTTATGAAGGGCAATCAGCTCGGCTCTAACGTTTCAGTTTTAGAAACAATAATGTTATATAACATTATGATAGACCCAAAACCGCAATTTTTTTTAACAGCGGATGCAGGGCTAATTAGAACAAATGTAAATACCCGCATTGAAACAATGATAAACCTTGCAGGGGCGCGGCATTTAATATTTGCGCAAGCTCCGAAAAAAAAAGGAAGCGCAAACACCGGCGACACCGCAAACGCGAAAGAATACCCCGGCGGCTTTTTGCATTTTTACGGCGCAAAAAACCCGGATCGCTTGCGTCAAAATTCATACAAGGGCGGCGCGGCGGATGAGGTTGACGCATACGCGGCAAAATTAAAAGACGAGGGCGATATAGTTGAATTGATACGCAATAGAACGGATGCTTATGTTAGAACGCGCAAAATATACTGGGCAAGTACACCGCTGGTCGATCAAACATCAATTATAAAAAAATTATTTTTATCAGGCGATCAACGATATTATAATGTTCCTTGTATTCATTGTGGGGAACTCCAGCCGCTTGTTTGGCATGGCAAACTTGACACCGGGGAAGTTTACGGTATTGTATGGGAAAATGATGAAAACTTTAAACCGATAACAGCAGACCCGGCGCGGGGAATAAAAACAACAGTTGCGTATAAATGCAAATTTTGCGGCGGGTTAATATACAACCATGACAAAGAGATAATAATTCCAAAGGGAAAGTGGATCGCAACAGCGGAAAGCAAAACGCCCGGGCTTGTATCTTTTCACATAACGCCATTATACAACCCGCCCGGAATGTTTTCATGGGATGATTTAGTCAAGGCGTGGGCGGAATGTTGGGATATAAAAAATAATAGAATACGCGAAAAAGAAAAATATAGAACTTTCAGAAATACAAAACAGGGTTTAACTTTTGAAGAAAGCGGCGTTAATTTACGCTATGAAAAAACTGTATTGTTCCGCCGCCACGGTTTTATACGCGGCAAGGTTCCTAACGATCTCGCGGTTCGTGATACTGGTTCCCCTGTTTTAATTTTAGTATGCAGTGTTGACGTTCAGAAAAATAATTTATTTGTTGACGTTAAAGGATATTCAACCGGCGGCGCAACATGGACAATTGACTGTTTTACTTTTGACGGAGACACCGCGCAATTTAACGGGCCGTGGGATATGTTAGACGATTTTATAGCAAATAAAATATATGTAGGTACAGATGGCAAACAATATCATATTCAAATAACTCTAGTTGACAGCGGCTGGAACACGGAGTGGGTTTATGCTTATGTATTGCGGCACGGTTCCGGCGTTTATGCTTGCAAGGGTATGGATTATATTAACGGCGGGGAAACTTTCAAACTGTTTAATCAAAGCACATTAAAAGGGATCGGGCTAGGGCAAGCGTTCCACATAAACACCGGAAAATTAAAAGATAGAATTTCAAATGCTTTTATGGCGTTGTCATGGAATGAAGGGGAACTCCAGCCGAGTTGGTTTCCTAATTTTGCGGATGATTTCCGGGATGATTATTTTAAACAATTTGAAGCGGAGGAGCGTGTAGATATTTATGATCGTTTTGACCGTTACATGAAAACAATCTGGAAACCAAAACACGGTGCGGTTAACCATTACTTTGATACATATTGTTATAATCTTGCCGCGCTTGAAATATACGCAAACGCATATTGCAGGGAAGAGTTAAATATACAAGCCCTTGACTGGTCGGCATTTTGGGAAGCGGCAAAGCATGGATTTTTTTATGATGATGAAGAAAATATTATTGAAAGTTAATAGGCTATTTTAATAATAATTAATAATACTCTTTATATGCTGATAGATGAAAACCCTGTAACAATAGAGGATCAAAAAAAGTTTTGGAATGATGAATTATTAAATTCCCGAATACTTTTAAACGCGCTTAATAAAGCAATTCTTGAATTAACAAAAGACCCTAAAAAAGCGTATAACATGGATACAGGGCAAACAACAATCAATGTATCATTCCACGATTTACCCAGCTTGTATAATCAGCGCAAGGCGTTATTAGAACAAATAACAGAACTAGAAGATCAACTCGGATTAAATAAAAAAGAAACAAACTTTCAAGGGGTTCCGGCATGGTAAATAATTTGCACGGAAAAAATCTTGAACAAACTCTCGTTTCCTATGTTAAGGATATTATATCAGATGTTTTTGACGGCGACAAATTCCCCGGCAGTTTTGGTTTAACAAAAGAATATGTTTTAAACCATGCGGTTGATTATTTTACATTGCGCCGCCGTTGTTATCAGTTATTTATTGAAAATACATATTTTCAAGGCTTAATAAAAAGGATTTTAAGAAACGAAATATTTACAGGAATGTATCCAGAACCGACTCCAATCGGTTCAATTCTCTGGCCGGATATATCTGTTGAAGATCAAGAACAAAGGTCGGCGGATTATGCGGAAATAATGAATACAGAATTCATGTTATACGCAAATAATTATGAAGTTTTTGATTATAAAGGTTATATTACTTTTGGAGAATTTCAGGAAGCAGTCAGGCAAGAGGCTATAATATGCGGGGATGTTGTAATTGTTAGCCGCATTAACAGAAAAACAAACCTTCCATGTTGGGATGTTATCAGCGGAAACAGCATTGAAACGCCGCTTGACTATCATATTAAAAACGGAAATTCAATTGTTCACGGCGTGGAGAGAGATGCCGCCGGTCGCCATGTTGCATATTGGGTTAAAGAATATTCAAACGGTGAATTTAAACATACAAGAATACCGGTATACGGTGAAAAATCCGGTCGTCAAATATCATGGATGGTATACGGCGGGAATAAATTATTGAATGAAGTCCGGGGAACGCCTGTTTTAGCTAACGCACTTTATATGTTACGCGATTTAGACAGATACAGAGACGCGGAACTTCGCGCCGCCGTTATCGGTTCAATCATTGCGCTATTCATTGAAAAATCACCCACTGCAAATCCTACCGGTTCCGGCGTTATAAGCAAAGATGTTAAATTAAAAACCGCCGCCGCAGGTGTCGCAAACACGGAACCCGTTAAAGAGTCCCCGCGTCAAGTTGACATGATACCGGGAACAATAATTGACGATATGAAACCCGGCGAAACAATAAAAAGCGTGGTTCCAACACATCCAAATATTAACCTTGAAAAATTTGAAAAAACAATAATTTACGCTATCGCATGGGGTTGTTTAGAAATACCGCCGGAAATTGCCGTTATGGTATTTCAAAATAATTATTCCGCTTCCCGGCAAGCAAGCGTTGAATTTGAAATGTATTTAAAATATCGCGCATTTAAAAACGCAAAAGATTTTTGTCAAATTATTTATGAAGAGCATATTATACAATCCGTTTTGTTAGGCGAAATATTATTGCCGGGGTTTCAGGAAATTATTTTTAATCCTAAAAAATGGAAAGCAAGAACAGCATGGTTAAAATGCGAATGGTCGGCACTTGCCCGCCCATCAGTAGATATGCAAAGGGAAGCAAAAGCATATATTGAACTTGTTGACAATAAAAATATGACTAACGATATTGTTTGTCGCCGGTTTACCGGAATGGGTTTCCGGTCAGTATGTTTAAAACTTGCGCAAGAAAAAAAATTATTAAAGAGGTTAGGTTTAGTACAAAAAGTGGATGAAGACTCACAGGGAATTCCTGTTAATTTATCCATGATGAATAATGACAACAGCAATAATGATGATGATGA